TAATTTGCTGCTTACAATGAGACGGTATATATCGCCCTCGGGAATTATGTTCATCTCCTGTTTCCCGCTCTTGGTGAGGATGTCGTGTTTTACGACACCCCTACAATGCCGCGCCAGCGCGTCACCCACCGTCTGAATTTTTTTGCTTCGGGTTTGTCAGGGCGCAGGATTACATTGTACAGTCCGTATTCGTTGATGACGTTGCTCTCGCCGGATAAGCCCCCTAAGTTAAACTTAGTCACCTCCCTTCAAATCATCTCTGATTTTTTATCTCACCAGCACATTAACCCTCGCTTGAACAACGTCTGCAAACCTTGTGCCTTGTCCGCTGCCGAACGTCCTATTGCCATGCTCGATTAGCCGCTGCCTGCGTTGTGGATTGTTCCCCCACCCCCCGGCATTACGTCCGTTGACAATCTCGTTAGCGACATGGTTGACCTCTGTCTCCCAATTAACCGCTGGAGCAACCGGACGTGTGGGAGCAGTCCCTGCCCCCGGAATCCTAATAACATGCCCCGGAATAATCAAATCAGGATTACTAATCTGCGGATTAGCAGCAACCAAAGCCTCCAGCGTAATCCCATGATTCCGTGCAATAGAAGTCATGGTATCGCCCTGCCTGATTGTGTAAGTAATCCCAGTTGATGGCTGCGACTGCCCCTCATCAATCCAAACAACCCCCAAAAACTCCAATATCCCCCGCGCATAAGCAGTCGCGAATCGCCTCTGATTCGCAGTAGCGTCCCACCTTGCACGGTCAGACGGGGAATCAATAAATCCCAGCTCACAATAAGCATACGGACCGGGAACTGTATTCATCAGACGCACAAAATTCTGCCCCGTAGGTGTCGGGAACGCATTAACATTCCGCACAGCCGGATTTCGCAAAACCTGTCCGGCAGCGCGAACCCTGTCTGCAATCGCCCGACATAGCGCAATCGAACGCGCTTGCAGCTCATTTGTCTGATGGAACGCCTCAAATCCATTTCCGCCCCCGGCATTGACGTGAACACTGATTCCAACATCCGGATTAAACGCCGTCGCCCTCGCAAAGAATGCCGCCGCAGGGTCGTTTACGTCCGTGGTCCGCGAAATAAGTACCTCGCAGTCGTGCCGCCGAAGCTGTCGCATTAATTCAAGTGACATCGTCAACGTGATATCCTTTTCACGCAAATCGCCGAAGGTTGCCCCGTGGTCGCTGCCCCCATGTCCTACTTCGATTGATATTCTTTTACTCATCTCCTCTTCTCTCCCTCCTAGAAATCTGCTTACACAATTCCGTCATAACCTTGGTGTTCTCTTTAATGACTTTCTCCGTCCGAAACATAAACCACAGACACATCGCAATGGGGAACCCCACGCTGGTTATGATGTTAACAATATCGTTCATGAAATGCCCCCTATCTTGTGCGCCGTAAACCACTCGACATGCACCTCTACGTTATTCGCAGCGTTCGCCGCCGAAACGTTTATGTCGATGGTGACAGTCCCGGGCGGTGACGGATTTACAAACAACGGAACCGTCAAAATCTGCGCCCCGCTTTCGCTGACAATCAAGCCAAACGGCCCCGTGTCAGGAGACGCAATGCTGGACGCACAACCCCCGATTGTCAGCCAAAAAGAATCCCCTGCAGAAACGTGATAGCTCAAGTTCAGACTCGCCATATAAATCCCGGGATTCCACGGAGCCGGAACGGACAATAAAGTGGTTGTCGTTCCCGGAGGCACTACCGTTGACGCATTCGGCGTGGCTTGAATGTGCTCATATTGCGGGTTTCTGCTGTCCACAACCTGCCCTGCGCCGTCGAACACCGCAACATTGCCCTTGGCGGCCTCCGAAACCAAATCCATTTTCCCAGCCATCGCCGCCTCAAACTCCTCCCGAGTCAAAAACGGCGCAATCTGAACAATAACATCAGGCGCATTCTCGGTCGTAATCGTGGAATGCAGCCAATATACATACTGCTGCGAACCCGCACCAATCCCCGGCGGAATCCACACGGGGCGCTCATCAAACTGCGCAATCCGGTACAGGATTTCGCCCTCGTCCGGGTCAGTCGCAAAAATGCCGATTTGCCGGATTTCGTAGCCCTCCGCGAGAGGCGGGACACCGTCGTTCGGAACGCCCATGTTTGTGAGAACCGACTCAATCACCGCCCTCGGTCCTGTAGCCGTGTTTTTGGTAATCATAAAATGCAGCCGCGCGTCCATAACCGTGGTCTGATTCAGCGGGTCAGCGGACGTTCCTGCGCCCGACATGATGCGGGTAATTTCCAGCGGGACGGTCCCGTCACCCGCTTGAATTTTTGCCGCCAGAGCCTTTCCGGCGGCGGTTAGGTTGAGTTGGTTTAGGTTCATCTGTGCCCTCCTTTTTCAATGTTTCAAGCTCATTTTTGAGCCTCTGATTTTCTTCCTTAAGCTGCTCGTTTTCACGCCCTAACCCGTTAATAGACGCGCTGATGTACTCTCCCGCTGCAGTGAAAGCAAACTTAATCGCGTTCAAATCTATCACGTTCTTACGCTCCTTTCGCTGCAACCGGAAGAGCACTCAAGAATTTCGCAAACTCCGTTACCGGACGCTCTTTGACAGGGTCAGCCGCAGAAATGCTCATAACCCTATAAACCGCCTCGCTGCCGAACGCGACGATGTTCGCAAACTCTAAAAATTTCCAGTCTTTTACGGTGCGGGTCGTGATGTAGTCTCCCGCAATTTTGTCAAGTTGCTTACTTGTGAGCTTGATTTCCTCGCCGACCTCGATTTTGTCTCTGTTCAAGACTTTCAAAACAATTTCGTGAAGCGTTATGTCTTGAAAATCCCAATTTGTTTCACCGCCCGTGGTGAAAGTTGCATTTAATTTTACCATGATTTCCTCCTTAAAAATTTCAATTTAGCTTGCCTGAAGCAAGTTTTTTACATATTTTTCCACCCACGCGCGGGTCGCGAGGCGGTCCCGGCTGTCGTGTGCGCTTTCGTTGATGTGCAGTCCGTATCGTGAAACGCCGTCATCGTCCACTGTAAAAAACGCACTCACAACCGCACCATGCCGCATATGCAGCACAGCCGCATCGCTAACGTCGATTGCCCCAGAACCGCCCCCGAAAAACCTAAATTCGTTTGTAAGCTTCACATTTGCGCCCTGATTGACCGAAACTCGTGCGCTGTCGGTTACGCTGATTTCCGCATCACCGCCGACAAAAAATTTGCTGCTGCCCTCGAATCTTGTGTCCGAATCGTCCAAAAACACGCTGATAGGGCTGCCTTCCACACGCTCATAGTCGGAGGGGTCATCGTTCTGCAACCTCCTGTTAACGCCGCGCATCACAAACTTTGAATTCTGCGACTGAAATCGCCGGGCATTGCAGGTCATCAGGTCAAAAGAGCTATTACAACGCTGAAAATAGGCGTTGTCCTGCATATGAAAATCGCCGCCGTGAATGTTGAGCCGGCCGCTGGTGATGTAGACATCGCCGTTCGATTGCGCGAAAACCCCGCCGGTTCTCGAAACAAAACCGCCGTGCATTTCGTGGACCGCGCTGCCAGACATAACATCTCTGGTATCGTTGTACCGCTTGAGAATGGCTCTGTCGGTGACGGCGGTTTTGGATTCGTCGCGGAACCACGCGTAAGTCGCGCCGCCGTCCACGTGCAGCCCGGCGGAATCGCCTTGGATGTTAATGTTTCCGCCCAAGTCAAGCCGCGCAGCGCCATGAAGGCTTACATTTGCCGAACCCTCGCCAACCATGCGAAAAGCTTGGCGAAACAGCACGTTTGCCGAATGCCCCACCGTAAAATTGTAATTCTCGCCATTGCCGATGAATCTAAGTAACTCATTAACACTTCCCGCGTCGATGCGAGGGCGATGTGCCGCTTCCTCATAGGAGATTGTTAAGCCGCTTCCGTTAACCTGCCCGGCGGAATCGAATATTGCGATTTCGTTTTCGACAGTGCCCGGAACCAAATCCATTTTGCTCGGAATAGTCACATCTAATGCAGTCCGCACCTCGGAAGCTTTTACGTTGCTGTCTGTGATGTTATTCATCGTTCAATTTCCTCCTTATGAAATAGCCCGTGTCCGGGTTCGCTGCTAGGAATTCGCTGTTTTCGAGAGTTGCAAGGAATGGGTTTGGCTCGGATGACGATGGGCTTTCGATGGTGCCTTTGATGTGATGGACTGTGACCGCCGTTGAGTAGTCGGTGATTTCGGTTGGTAGTGGGTTTTGTTCGGATGTGATGTGGTGGTGGAGGTGGTGGTGGAGGGCGGTGGAGTGGTAGTCTGTAACTTCAATCTCTTCCTCAAGCGTAAAGATTATATCTTCCAACCAAGACGAAAGCCGCTTATAAAGCCAAATAGTCCGCCTAATCGTATCAATATCCGGAATATCCTCCGGGGCAGCCCCGGTAATGTTAAGGTGAACCCGGAAAAAATGCGGTTCTCCCCCATACTCGAACCATTCTTCGACTGTGGTGTTAGGGTACAAAGCCTGCAAGGCCGTTTCAACCGCCCATTTAGTTCCCTTCCGCTTATGAATCCTAACACACTCCCGAATCAACAGCCGCTTAATCTCAATCGAGTAAGAATCCTTATACCACCCCACATTAAAGTCCCGCGCAAGAATATCAAGCAATTCCTCCGGAAGCTCATCAATCCTCGCAAATATAACAGCATTTTGAGCCAGCCGGATGTTCTCCTGCAACTCCCCGGCAATCACCATACCGAGTGCCCTCATATCAGGGTCAGATTTCAACGGTTCAGGAAGAGCCCTCGTCAAATCCACATCACGAATATCATTCATCTTCAAGTCCCCCGTATATCGGATTACGCACACCCAACACCCCGACTTGCGTTTCCTCCAGAACTGTAAACACGGGGCTTGTAATCTCAACCCGCTTCGCCCCTGCTTGACGAACCAACTTCACAAGCACATCAGGATTAATATCACGCCCAATTCGCCCTGTCTGCCACTGAATATACTCATCAATCGCCGCATTTACAGCCGCTTGAATACTGGTAGAAGACTTCGCAGAGTGCGTATAAAGAAAATACGTAAAATCCACATTGAATGTAACGTCGTCCGGAGCGTTAACCTGTACTGTGTCCGTAAGAGGTCTAACCTTATCCTCCGAAACTGCATCGTACACAAGCTGTTTAATTTCATCCCCCGGAAGTGCACCCCCTTCGAGCAAAACCCGAATATCCACAGCCCCCGGACTGGGTGTTGTCGCCCGAACATCAATAATCTGTGCCGAAGCCGTTTTCGCCCAATACTCATAAGCCCCTACCGCCCCCGCAGTCGAGAACGTGTTCATGCTCAATATAAGCCTGTTATAAAACGCTTCATCAGATTCTAAATCAGCTCCGCCCTCGCTTACGGTGATATTTTCGACACTCTCGAAAAACTCGAACAAATCCACAATGTTACTAATCTGTCCCGGCATGAAGCCATTTCCAACCGTGCCTACCTCCTCACACTGAGCGGGAACGTCCGTGAACGTTTCACCTATTGTAACATTCCCGTTTTCGGTGGTGGCAAAAACAATTTCACCAACAGAAACCCTCGTGCCGGCAGGAATTACAATCGTAGTTGACTGTGGAGCAGATATAGTAAATCTAAGCGTGGTTTTTGATGCCGCAGGTTGCATCCTCCAAACATCATTGAAAATTTCAGCAAGCGAATCCAAATACGCGCCCTCAGCAAATCGCGGAACATTCTGCCGCGCCGCACTGTCGATTATAACCCGCTCCTGCGCGATTATATCCGCAATCCACAGAATAAACAGCCTTACCGGGTCCGCAGGAAACAGCGTCCGCCCTGCTATTCGCTCATAACCGCCAATTAACGCAGATACAAGCCGCTGAGTATCAACATCAACAAAACTAATATCCGGGAACGTCCTCAATTGTGCATTATCATTCATCAATCCGCACCTCAGCTCTTATTTGTAACCTGCCGCTTTCATATTTGATTTCCGTGTCAATAATTTCCGCCCTCGGCTCAAAATCAGAAATGACGGAATTCAACCCCATTATAATAATCGCCTCCCTTACCGGGACAGGTCTGTCAACGCTGTCCCCCGGAAATCCAAGATTACGGTCAAGGGGAACGGTCGCTTGAATCGTCCCCATGAGCACTGTAACGTTTTGTAAAACTTCCTCAATAATGTTCGCGGGTGAGAATTTTAATCTCGCCGAATCCCTTGTATCAACCGTATAAGTCAATTTGCCCCCCTAACGCTTCGGCGTTTTAACGCCGCGAATATCCCAAAAGCGTGACCCTAACCGTGACAGACAACAAAGTCCCGTCTGCGTCATAATTCTCAACACCTACATCAAAACTCTGCAAAGTCCATAATCCCGTCCGCCCCATCAAATCACGCCCTAACATAAACCGGATTACCTCGCCCCTCTCAAGCAAAATCCTAAGCATTTGCAAATCTATGTGGGGGACCACGCCCAAAAACCGCGACAACGTCATATCAAAAGTGCACCTGTCAGAATCAAGCCCGGTGAATTCCGTCATAGGCTCTCTCAAATGCCGGTTATGGGTGTTGTACCTAGCAGAAGACTGTACCGAAACATTATTAAGCGTCTTCACCGTTCGCGGCGACACGGAAAAAACAATCCGATGCGTTCGTTTTGCCGCACTTTCCAAAACACCGACTGTCATCGCAATCCCCCCAAAATCACGCCGTCGCTTTCACCGTTCGGGAGAAACAGACACAGCACTCGGCTACCTATCTCCGGAATCCACTCGTCATTCGAAGTCTTGAGGATTTTCAAATGCCCGGACGGTAACGGCTTACCGCCCGCGCCCATCTTATCCAGGAAAATCACCCTCGCCGTATGATTAGCTGCGCTCACAGAACTGACCGTCCCAATGCGCACTAAATTATTAAGTATCGTCAAACCCAATAAATCCATCAATAACCCTCCAAAACCCGCCGTAAATTCAACTGCGTTGTATATCCGCTGGCAGTCACATTGTGAATCCCCTGCTGAATAATGTGCTTCCCGTCAAAAACTCCCCATCCGCTTATATCCGATGTAGCCCCTGCAACAAACCGAACATCCCCGGCAAGGGTGAACCCTGCCTGATACTGCTGCTTGTTTTTCTGACGAAGTCTTCGCATAGCCAAATTCCGCGCTTCGTTCCTGTCGTTGACTTTTTCGTTAATTTCAAGCGTGGGAGCTTCCGGGTCAGAATCATTCGGTGTAAACAAATACTCAATAGTCTCGCCTGAAACCGGGTCAGCATAAATCACATGAGAACGCCCGTAAACCGTATCATTCAAATTAGTGCTGAATCTATAGGTAACAATGTTGCTTTCGCCGTGCCGAATAGTCCCGATTGCCGCTTTACGCTCGAATTCATGCTCATCAAACAAAACAATGTTGTTATCAGTGACTTTCAGGGCAATCCCGGCATTATAACAAAGCCCCTCCAAGAACACTATATCTGAACTTTGAATCTGCTCTTTGCGCCCATAAAGCGGGTCGAATCCCGACGAGAACATAGCCGACAATCCGTTAACCCTCGCAATTTCCCCCGAAATCCCGGAAAGCCGCAGATTCTCCCACGCCCTCGTCTTCAGCTGAGTCCGCACCGTAGACTTATGCGGCAGCGAAGTAGCTCGAATAGTAACCCTCGCAGGGGGGCCGCCGGCAGAAATACTGTCAATTTCAAACTCCCCGCAGTTTAACTCCCTATCCCGCCCGTCTGACTCGAAATTCCGCTGGATTATACGCGCCGTAATGCGCGCGCCTTTTAAGTCCGGGCGAATAAAACGCCTTGCAACACCCGTATTCCCGCCACCAATAGGCTCTATTTGGGAGGGTAGTACCCAGCCGTATACATTGGAGTCTCCCGGTATTCCTAAACGGTTTTGTCCCCATCCGCCATTGAGATGAACAGGAAACCGTGCATTAGGAGCAGTAAATGTCACACGTGCAGGGCCTGCCCGGCGATTGCCTCCCCGTGCATCGCCCATGGACGTGTGGTGATGTAATCCTCCTTTGAACTGCACCATATCACCTACACGAAAATTTCCGTTTGGAGCGGGAGGAGGCGTAACCACAATAGGCGGCTGTGCGTCTTTCATCCACTCAAGCCACCAGCCTCCCCGGTCATCAAGCTCAATCCGCAAATCGTCCGTCTTGTCCGACTCGTTATCGGTATAACTCGCCGACAGCAGATATTTATTGATGTTTTCGCTAACGTCAATACCGTGGATTGCGACTACAAGCTCAGTCCGCCTTGCTAATCCCTTACTGCTCATGCCGCTGTCTCCAAGGAGGCAATCCGGCCTCGCTTTCAAGCACAGTTTCAGGAATCAACAGCTCCACCCCCGCAGGGAATATATACGTATACCTATGCCGCCTATTCGCCGTCATCAGCCTGTCTTTGAACATCTCGCTGCCCATCTCCGAAAACGCAATAGAATCCCACATATCGCCGCTTGTGGTGATGTACTTACGCATATCTGGTCCTGCTTTCGTTGAGTTTTTCCTCTGCTAACACGTCTTGTATCATGATTACAACCGTCTCTGTGTGTTCACGCAATTTTCTGTCTAAATCCGCAACGCCGTTTGCCGTAACCTGCGGACTATAGTTTACACTAATCACAGGTGCGGATGCAGCTGGTTTAGGCGTAAAATCAAGAATCCCCATCCGCCGCCCCGCCTCAGCATACAAACCCCGCGAACGCGGAGTATTTTCAAGAGGTATTGCAGCCTCGGGAACACGCTCTGCAAAAGCTGCGACAATAGGCCTTTCAATGATTCCACCGTCTGCAAATCCGGCTGTTGCAAACCTAGCTGCCGTGAGTCCGGCTAATCCCGCTTGCAATGTAGGACGTGTCGGTATTGTACCGTCCCTCAATCCTGCTGCTATGTCAGGTGACCCGCCCTCAATCCTTTTTCTTATAATTAAGTCCGTGTGCAAAGACGGGAGGTCCGTGCTTTCGATAATGCTTTTAGCATCGTCCATTGCGCCTGATACATCCTCGCCGAGAACTCTTCTGATATATTTATCGTGCCACCCTTCCGCCCCCGATAATCTTCCGCCCAAACTATCGGTAACAAGCGCAGCGAAAGCTTTATCAAAAAATCCGGCGTTTTCATATACATTTTCGGCAGATTCTTTTAATCCCTCTAAAATCCCCGTTGCAAGGCTCCCCACCTGCGAGTTTATTTCGTCTATATTATACGCTTTTTGATAAATTGCTGAGTCTCTCGCCGCAACAATTGCCTCAACAGTGGCTGAAAACTCCTCATGTGTTTTGTCGGTGTTTTTATACAAATATTGTGCAAATTCTTTTGCTATTCTCGCTTCAGCTCTGATTGCGTGTTTTGCTTCGGTGAAATAACGAATGTTTTCCTCACGGAACGCTTCTATTCTTTCTAAGTTAGCCCTTACGGAATCAAAATCCTCAAAATCCATGCCTTCCATGGAGTAAGCCAGTTTCAAACCTTCACGTCTGCGGTCGCCTATGATGTTCTCGACATCGGCAGCCTCGTTTAACACACGCTGGAATCCCTCCATATCACCGGTTTCAATGTACGACTCTTTACGTGCTGTAAGTCCGCCCAGATATCCCATTTTCTCGTCTCTGAAAGTGCGTAAAACGTCAGAAACCCCTGCAACATCGAACCCAACTTGATTGAGAACATCATAGGACACACCCTTGAGACCGCCGTATATAACCTCAAAAGATCCTTGAAACTGGGTTTTTAACCCATCGACTAACTGCCCGAATGGGGCACGCATACGCTCTACATCTTCGGGAGTAAGCGTTCCGTTTTCACGCAAACTACGCCCATAGAACTCAATCTCCCTTGACGCACGTTCAATTTCCACTCGATTTTCCGCCATCCGCTCACGGGTGTTCACAATCTCACGCGCATGGTCGGACATGAAACGGTTATTCTCAATTAGATTATCGGTCAGCTCCGTCAACCGAACCCCGCCGTTGTCAAACAGCAACGGGTCGGCATATTCCTCACGCAGAGACTGTATTCGTCTACGATGTATAACAACAGCCGCCGAAACTGCCGCCACAGCTCCCGCCGCTATTAAACCTTTAGGGCCTAATTTTGCTAATCCAGCAACCATTCCCTTTTTTCCGGTAAGTGCAGCCGCTCCGCTTGCTTGTAATAGCTTGAAGTTGATTAATTCCCGCTTTGCCAAAAGAATTGCCATTCTCGTCCCGGTAAAAGCAACCGTAGCCAACCCCACGGTAGATGCAGTACGCCCGATTGTCCGCACTAATTCGGGGTTTTCCTGTACCCATGAGCTAATACCCGCAACCGTATCACCAAAACCGCCCACCATATCACGGACTTCCGGCATAAGTGCATCGCCTATAGAAATCCCTAAGTCACGGACGTTATTTTTCGCGATTGCCATATCCGTATTAAGATTATCCTGCATTTCCGCAGCCATTCCCGCCGCTTGACCCACGCCCTCAAAAGCGTATTTTGCCCCGGAAATATCATCAGAAAGCTCACGAACATAATCAATCCCCTCGGCAGTAATCATGTTCCAGCCTTTTAACGCTACTTGGTCAAAAATCTGCTGCTGGCGTTTATTCCGGTATTCATCGGACAAAGACGCAAGCGCAGTCTCTGTATCGCCCATAATGTCAATCATATCGCGGGAATACCCGTAATTATCGTACAACGCAATACCAAGCTCATCTAACGCCGCCACGGCAGCCCCGGTGGGAGCGGTCAGGTTACGGTAAATAGCATTAAGACTGGTGCCGGCAGCCCCTCCGCGCAGCCCCGCCTCTGACATAATTGCTAACTTTGCATTAACATTATCAACGCCTACACCCGCTTGAACAGCCATTCCTCCCACGTTTGTAAACGCTTGACCCATTTCAGAAAGCGACATGTTAGTGCGAACAGAGGTACTCGCTAAACTGTCCACCATATCACGGGTATAAGCCTCATCTTTGCCAAATGTTTTCATGGTAGCAGACAGGAAGTCGAAGGTATACGCCATGTCCGTGCCCGTAGCTATAGCGAGGTTGGCACCATGTTCAAGCTGTGAAGTAACAAGCCCCAAATCGCTGTTTATGTCGACTAAGTCTCGTGATGCCTTTGCAATATCCGCCGCCGAAATTCCGGTAGCACGTGACACACCCCGTATTTCGTCCTTTAGGACGCTTAAATCATCACCCGTCCATTGAACCGTGGCGTTAAGCTGCGACATAGACTGCTCTAAATCCGCCGCAGGTTTAACCGCGCCCTTGTAAACCGCCGCACTAAACCCTGCGACTACTCCCGTAGCAAGCGCAAAATCCCGCTTTGCATCTGACAAAACCGCAGAGTTCCGCTGCTGCCAGCTTTCTAAAGTAGCGATATTTTTCTGCTTGTTGCTTAACTTTTCAATCTCGTCTGTCAATCGCCGCTTTTCTGCCGCTAAATTGCTTGTATCAACCCCAGAATCCCGGAGTTGCTGGTTGTAGCGCCCTAAATCCCGCTCGGTCTCTTTAATCTGTTCGGATTTTTCCCAAAACTCTTTTTTGTTTTTCTCTATGCGGCGTGCTAAATCCTTGGAAGTACCGCCCATGAGTTCCTGCTCACGCTGCAGCCTCTCGTATTCGAGTGTATTGCGCTGAAGCTCTTCGCGGTTAGTCTGTAAAGCTGACTGTTTGCGTTCAAAAGCAGAAACGTCGCGCTGAGTACGGTTAAGGTCAGTAATTTGCGTTTGTAACCCGCGGACAACATCACGTGAGGTTGTGAAGACTTGATTGAATTTCGCGTTTTTCTCTGCGCGCAACTCCATGATTAGCTCGAAATTTCGTCTACTTGCCATTTAACCGTACCTCCTGTATAGATTTATAGTTTTAAAAATTTTTCTGCATTTCCTATTGACACAACATAACAAATATGGTATAATAATGTCAATAGGGGGAATGCTAGATGTATAAAATCGCATTTTATAAAGACAGCAAAGGAAATAGACCAATAGCGGAATATTTGGAAGAATTGGCACGAAATTATTTCAATGATAAAAATTCACGAATTAATTTCGATAAAATTACCGCCCATATCAACCAGCTTTGTAAAAATGGTACAAGGATAGGAAAACCGGTAACAAAACACTTAGATGGTGAAATTTGGGAATTACGTCCGCTCAGCAACCGGATACTGTACGCTTACTACAAAGACAATACCTTCGTTTTCCTGCACCATTTCATCAAGAAAACACAAAAAACACCGCCACGAGAGCTCGAACAGGCAAAAAGAAATCTCGCAGATTATATTAAAAGAGAGGGGGAATAACCATGAAACAAACTGGATGCGAATGGCAAGAACTTAAAGCTTCTTTTAACCTAACACCAGAACAAGAAAACGCTATTGCACTAGAAGAGTCACTCATAGAAGCACTTGTCCAAGCCCGGGAACAAAAGGGTCTCACCCAAAAACAGCTATCCGAACTATGCGGCGTAAAGCAACCGGTAATAGCACGTCTTGAAAAAGCCGTGCATTCACCGCAAATAAACAGTATGCTTAAAATACTGACTCCGCTGGGGTACACATTAAAAATCGTGCCGTATCAATCTTGATTTTTCACAACCTCAACCCACTCCTTCAACTCATCAAACGTCATCGACAACCAAAATGGAACCGGTGCATATTGCGCCAATTTTACGTAAACACGCTTTAAGTCTCGTCCACACTCGATTCCATGTAGTTCAAAAAAAGCCACGCATTCTCCATTATCTGGTTGAAATAATTACCCGGCAATTTCTTAAGAACATCGCTGCCTATGCCGGAGGCTTTTGCCGCTAAACGACACCTAAAGTCTATGCTTTCACCGTTGATAGAACTTCTCGGAACTCCTTCCGTTCTCATTTCGGTCTCTACATCGATGAAGTCCTCGCCCGTCAGCTTATCAAAATCAAATTTCATTTCTGTATGAGTTTGCCCGTCATACTCAAAAGGCTTTTTCAGTTTCAGCTTTAATGTACTGAAATCAAGCTCTGTGCTTTTCTTTTTTGCCATAATATATATTCCCTTTCGTGTGTAGCAGCGGCGGTGTGTCCACCGCCACGCTATAGTTTAATTAAGACATTCCCAATCCACGCCGGAGCTCACGCATATAATCCGTGCCATTTACCCGGTAGATGAAGTTGAGTTTGTCGATGAGTAAAATCTCACGCCCGTTCTCGAACGCTTGCCACCGCGTAACACTGAACGATACGGTAGAATCATTTTTCGCAGCGGGTGCAACCGTTCCTCCGGCAAGTTCGGAAGGCTGACACACAAATAAATGTTTCATACGTGCAAGTTCCGGCATACCACGATTCACACGCTCTTGATTGACGGGGCGAAGCTCTATGTTGTGAGCCCTCTGCTCCATCAAAATAAGGGGCACGCTGTTAAGGAGCGGGAATGCTATCTGCAAATTCATTGCTTGCGTTTGCCCTATGATTGCCGACTCATATTCACCGGCAATTCCCGCCCCGCTGATGGTCTGCATCATGTTTGATATGGTGGGAAGCGTTACAGAGCCAGCCCCCACAAAATCTGTAGGACCTTCATAAACCCTAAACGCTATACCCGTTTCTGCTACTCTCATATTTTCATGCCTCCCTCTCTGCCTCTAATGGACTTGTAAATTCGTTTACCGCAAGTAAAAGCATACATCTTCACCTAAGCACCTCCTCCCCCCGCTAATGCGGCTAATAAGTCTTCAATATACTGCGGGTCAAACGTAAGCTCGTGCGTGATTTCCTGTGCGATGCCCTGCACAGCGTAATACAGTATAAACCGTATCTTCCCCTGCCGGAACGATTCAACGGTGTTAAATCCGCCGGGGAACTCCGCACGCCCTCCAATCAAATGCTGGTCAGTTGCAAGTCCGTTAAACCAGATATTCACCGTATCAAGAATACTCTCAATAAGCCGCTCATTCAGCTTACCGTCAATGCGCCCCCAGTGACTGAGAATAATGGTATTAGACAGCCAATCCCCCATGCGCACTGCATACAGGAAATGCTCATAGGGGTCATCAGAGCCGTTAGGATACGCCGCCGTATAATTCCCCCACAGCACCCAGCCGCGGAAGTTCAAAGCAGTCGTAATGCCGTTTGCGTTAAGGTAATTCGCCTCCTGCAAGTCAAGAAAAACCTCTGTGCCGTCAGCCAACACCATACTGCCGATAAGCAGCGGTTTGTTAGACGGTGACTCGCTGGGCACATTCTCGTTTGCGAAGTCCTCACGGGTTATAAGGCCGGCCATGTGAGTAGACATATGATACGTCCGTCCGCCCCTCGTAACCATCGGCCAGCAAAGCACCTGCCGCTTGCTAACAAACCCGTTGCTTGATTTCCATGCAACCGCGTCTTCATAATGAGCCGCAACGGAGGAATCAATGTCAATCAGCGCAACGCCGTTGAAAATCCCGTTGTAGTTCTCCATTTTAGCAGTCATAACCGCCGCCGTTGCAGGATTGCTTGACCATTTCGGACAAAGACACAAATCCGGGAGCAGCCCGTACTTCGGAAAAACAGTCTCAATAAGCTCAAGCCCCGTGCGCTTTTTGGTAGTCAAATCAAGTCCGCCGATAATGTCCGCCGCCGTAACTTGTGACGGGTCAACAGCAGAATACCCTATAGTGACCTCCGTAACAGCAGACGTAATCGCCCCGCCGGGAACAGCCTCAAAGATTAACGCCCCATCCCTGTAATACAGCTCATAATCCGTGCCCAAGGTGTAACCGCTAACCGTGACCGTATCAACAATCGCCTCAAGTGGAAGCGCAGCCCTGCCGCCGGACAGCGTAAATACCACAGGAGCAACAGCAGTCCTATGCCTCGCAGGGTCAAGGACGTTTACGAACACTGCCGGACCGGTATTGTAATCCCGAAACAGCCCGAACATGACTTCGCAAATATCATATTTGCCCCAATCGTCCGAATACCCCAACGCAGCAGCAGCCTCATTAAAATTCCGCGCCCGGATTGGCTCGTTAACACTCCCGCCGCCGCTCACCGTATGAACAGGAGCCGTCCCGACACAAAACACAATTCCGCTCGAAACAGTGACAGGCGCATTAACAGGCGTAGAATTACGTACAACCCGCACACCATGGAAAAATTCGCGCATAATCTCAACCTCCTTCTTTCAGAATCGCCTCAGCGATTCGCTTATAATAGACATTGTAGATTTTCGGCATTCTGCCCAATACCGTTACAGGAACAAGCAGCTTTTCAACCTCCGGAAAACGTTTAATTTCTTCTGCAAAATGTTCAAACAACTGCTTTTGCGTACCCCTAAACACCGCATTGTGTTTAAGCCTCCCGCCGGGAACTGTAGGACCGATATAAATAAACTGCCCTATAGCTGTCTTTTTGTTTGACTGTGTAGGCGGCGGGGGCTGAGTTGCGGGTGGCGTTTGACTGTTTTTGTTTGTGGCGTTTGCATTATTCGCCATAATTTAATTCCTCCTCAAAATCTAATAAATTTGTTTCACGATTAATTGCCGGCATCTCAAAAATGAGCACCATATCCCCGGCATAATACGGGTTCAATTCCGCTTGATACAACGCATACTCCAACGGGCTTCTAATCAGAAATTGACCTGCTTTCCCGGCACGCAGCAGCGCAATCCGCAGACGCGTAATAACGTTCAACGCCGACATCATGCCCTCAGACTGATTCGTATTATACGTCATTGCAACAATCCGAACCTGACACTCAGATTCCGGCTCCTGCCCCGCAGCCTGACTGTCAGTGCCCGTCAAGACTTGCAGAACAATATATGGAATTCTGTTAGTCTCTGCATCTTTGGTCGGCAGCTGCATCAAGTGCACTTCCGGGGGACGTTCTGTGACAGGTTCGCCGGTCTCACCAAGGGATTCACGGTATTCGTCTGTCATTTTGTTGTTAGTCGGACGGACGGGAAGTATAATGTCTTTGACCTGTTCTTCAACGAACGCTTTTAGCTGTTCGAGTAGTACAATTGGTGTCATATATTCCCTCTTTCAAATTTGCTTGGTTTTCTTTAGATTGTATTTAGATTGCGTTAGATTTGTTGTGATTTGTACCAACAATTCACCTTACACACCTCAATATTTTTATGCAATATGACGATTTTGATGTTTTCACTTGCTTTTTATCTCAATTTATCATATAATAAACTTGCGAGAGATGGTTTGTTAACCTGCCTTTCGCTGAGATTAAATCGCAAGGGCTAAACGCTTGTCAGCTGTTAGCCCTTTAGATTTTTTAATTTCCAAAGGGAGAAAACAACAATGCTCAGAGGAATGATATTTTTAGACCACCTAAACTTTGATATAAGTCTGCAAAGCTATTACAGCAGTATCGGCAAATCTTCTCCAAAACTTGACTATAACAAGCTGTTTAGAAACATTGCGGCCAAATTCAGTAACATAGATTTTGTAAAGGCGTTCGTTTTCGCTCCAAAACCGGACAATTTCTTAATGCAGGACCCTAGACTGCAAGGATATTACAAGTGGGTTGTCGGTATGAAAAACGCAAAATACATTGATGTAATAGAGGCTAATTACTACGCTCGCCCGATAAATCAGTCAATTGCAATGGATATAACCGACAAGAGTACATATTACAAAGTCGAAAAAGGCACAGACATAAACCTTGCGCTTCACGCTTTGAGCAAAGCCAGCCATAACGCTTATGATGTTGCTTTTGTGATAAGCGCAGACACTGATTACATACCGCTGTACAAAGAGCTTAAAAACATGGGAAAAGTTGTAATATTAGTTGTAATCGAAAACCAGAGCATAGGGAAAACAAAACCGGAGGTAGATGATTTTATAGTGCTGGGCGAAGACTTCTTTAGCAATTGCCTAAGATAACCGCCTACCCTCCCCAGCCGCTAAGAATCCGCGTAATCTCATGCTCAACCCGTTTATCAATCGTCTCAATCGCCTTTTGGCTAACCACATCTTGAACAACAGAATTCCCAGCCATCTGCGCCACCGAAGGTCCGTATCTTTCACGAATAGCCCTGCTTTTATTGCCGGTTCTCTCAAAAACACCAACATGCCCAGAACGCATTTGTGCAATAAAAGCCCTGCCGGACGGAGTTTTCGTGCTGTCCCTGCGAATCCTCGCCCTAACAACTGCACCGGGAGAAGCCATAACCCAACGATTACCGAGGTTCACAGGAACTCGCGCACCCGTGCTTGTCGGAGTCTTTGGAGTTACCCCAAAATTATACAGGGGAATTCTATGCCCGGAAAATGTAATTGAACCAACTAACGAACCCTGCGTAGCTTTACGCATCTCGAAAATGCCCTTGTGCCTCACAGTGGTTTTCGTTATGTCATAAACCTGTGTAATTTGCTTTTGCGATTCTGACTGTGCAGTCGTAAGTCCGCGATTCAACGCAGCACTGACTGCCCTTTCAACCCCGCCCGGAATACCTGCAAGCACCGCCTCCGCCCGTTCAATCGCCCCATCAGGAACAGAAATCTCAACATAATTCATCACTCGTTAAGCTCCTCCAGTTCCAGCACAATCATGCCCATTTCATCCGCAGACTTTGTAATGTTATACTCCACGCCGTCAATGGTGATTTGCGTGTTCTTATTCGGCACAATCCCCAAATCCTTGAACGAAATAAAAGCACGGATTCCGGCAACAAACAATCCGGGAGCGTTCCTGCCCGGTGTTATATCGTTTGATGTTTGATTCTGCCGGCGGTCTCTGTCCTCATCGTTGTCTATAACAACAGGGATGTTATAATCCCTGCCGTCATAAACTACAGGAGTGACCTCGGCAAACTCATCAAGATTCAGGAATACAGCCTGAATATCCTGTTTTACCATGTTTTTGAATGTCATTCAATTAATCCTCGTCAATATCAGTTGTCTTAGGAGGCAAAACCTCCGCAACAAACCATGAATCAACCTCATGGGGAACGGTGAGCGGTTTTGAACTCAACTGCAAAAACTGCCGCGCAGGATTACGCTTTATCCACGTTTCGGGGGCAATATCCTTTTCAATAGTCACGAACTTTCCGGACTCATTAAGAATAGTAACCGCCCCGTAATAAATCGAATACGCCGCAGATGTTGACATAAGTGCAAGCGTTCCATAAGGAACAAGCGGTTTTTGCTTAGGTGCTTTAGGGTCGGTCCAGTTATCGAGATACCATTCGTTGTAGGTATAAAAATCCATAGCCAATTCACGGATAGTTCCGATATACGTAGCACCGTTAGGCAATTCACGCGGCTTAATGACAGCTAGGTCGTAGCTCTTAACATCCAAAACTCCCTTGACCTTTTCATGGTTAATAAAAGCGTCCGCAACGCTGTCATGCATAACAGCCACATCACAGTTGACAAAACCGGTCTTTTGCACTTTTTTGCGCCAGCGTTTTAAGTCTGCAATAGGGTTTGAATCTTTTGCCGTCCATTTTTTCGATACAGTTTCCTTGTTAGTGAAACTGAAATCAATCTTTTCATTCAGCCCCTTGCCTATAATAGGGATTTTTCCGGTGAAGATTGCCTGTGCCGCCATCAATTCTTTACGGCGAGTTATCATTTCTTTGAGTTCGGCAAAATCTTCCGCAGCCTTGCGTACAGCACGTTCAGCCGGGGAAGTTCCGCTATAAGGATTTTCACCTGCCATTCGAGGCTCTAAATCTCCAGCGGTTGTGATTTTGTTAGGCGCAACAAGCGGTGGTGTGTAGGTTTTCGTACTATATCCGCTGTTTTCAACTGTCTCACCGCCTACCGCAGGATGCACAAAAGGCGCAAGCGCACGGCTGCCTTTCTTAAAATCTACATCAACGCTTTTAGTGACAAAAGTCTTCTTACGCTTAAAAAACGTATCCAAGAAAAATGTACGCACCGGCGGAAGCCGTTTAACGATTTTATCCATCGTGCGTGGGTCAAAAATACTTACTTCCATTATAAATCTGGTCTCCTCTCTTTTTTAAGTTTGTGTTTCTTCGGGTGTTTCACCGTCTGCCGCAGTGTCAGGAACAGGGTCGCCGGCAAGTACGCTGCGGTCTCTCAGGAAAATGCTGAGTTTTCGCAAAGCGGGCTTGAGTGCATCAACGGTTACGCCGGCCGGCAACGCAAGTGCTTGTGTGAAAAATTCGCCTGTAAGGTAATAAACAACCTCGTTTCCGCTGGGTTCTGCTGCTGTGATTCCTACGAGGCCGTCAAGCGTGCCGGCAGCAGCTTCTTTGATTCCGTTATCTCCCTGCACCACAGGGACGTGTCTGCGGATTTTCGCGCCGCCTTCTACAGTCCCAAAATCCGTTGCAATAGGAAAACTCCCGGCGAAAAAATTGTCTTTGGTGAGTTGTGATTCTTTAACGCTGTACATTCTAATCTCCTTCCCGTGCCGGCAGCACATTATCAATTGCCTTTTCGTAGGGATTTTCTTGTTCCTGAGAAAACCCGCCTTCCTGCCCCCCGGCACAAACTTCCGTAATTCCGCTTGCCTGAATATCCTCCTGAA